TTCGCGCCTTAACACGTGAGAAAGCAATTAAACACCGCGACGAAATTAAAGAATACATCGCTAAAGAGTTCAAAGCTGAAAACGTTTTAGCTATTGATAAAAAGCACTACAAAGCTTATCAAATCTATTTAAATAGCCTGGACTAATGGCAAAACCAAAAGAACGCGACCACGCCTTTTTAAGCGCGTCGGGCGCTTATCGGTGGCTTAATTGCACACCGTCTGCAATGCTGGAAAGCAAAGAACCAGAAAGTACTTCGGTATATGCTGACGAAGGAACGCTCGCCCACGAATTAGGTGAACTTGAAATTAAGAATTCGTTAAAACTGGTTGAGAACGCGGAGTACACAGAAAGGCGATCTATAATAGAGCGTAGCTTGTTGTTTAACGCGGATATGGATCGGCAAGTTGACAAATACGTGCATTTCGTTTTAGAGGAGTTTTCTGACTCACAAGCAAAGACAAAAGACGCGATCCTGCTATTAGAAGAACGTGTAAGCTTGGAAAGATATATTCCTGAAGGCTTCGGGCGTTGCGATGCAATTATAATAGCAGACGGTTTAATGAAGGTGATCGATCTCAAGTATGGTCAAGGCGTCTGGGTTGATGCAAAAGAAAACCCGCAATTGATGTTATACGGTTTGGGAGCTTTAGACGCCTTTAGTTTAATGTATGACATTAGCGTAGTACAGTTGATCATAGCTCAACCGCGTTTAGACAATTGGTCTGTTTATGAGATTACAGCTAAAGACCTAAAGCATTGGGCGGAGCATTTTGTAAAACCAAAAGCAGAGCTAGCAACAAAGGGCGCTGGTATACAATACGCAGGTGACTGGTGTAAATTCTGCAAAGTGAAGGCTAAATGCGCAACGCTTGCAAGCCAATGCCTGAAGGTGGCAAACCACGAATTCCGGGATCCACATCTTTTAACAGACACCCAGCTGATCGATGTTTATAAAAAACAACCTATGATCTTGGATTGGATCGGCGCCGTTGCTGAATTCCTTTTAAAAGAGGCGATCAACGGTAAGAATTGGCCCGGGTACAAGTTGGTAGAAGGTAGATCAAACCGTTGCTACCGGGATGAATACGAAGCGATCGACGTGCTATTGACAAAGGGATACACTCGAGAGGAAATATTTAACATTAAACTAAAGGGCTTAACTGATTTAACTAAGCTTTTAGGCAAGGATAAATTCAATTCACTGATTGATCCTCTGCTTATCAAGCCCCCTGGAAAACCTGTTTTAGTTGAAAACTCAGATAAGCGCCAAGCGTTGGGCGGAGTAGACAGCGCAAAGAATGATTTTAAAATAGATTAACGTATGAACGATGAAAATTTAGTAACAAAAGTGGTCACACCTAGAGATGAATTAGTTCGGTTTAGTTATGCTCACGTATTCGAACCAACTTCGATGGAAGAAGGTGGACAATTAAAGTATTCGGTTTCAATTTTAATTCCAAAGGAAAACAAAAAAACTTTGAAACTGATCGAAGCTGCTTCTGAAGCTGCTAAAATCGCAGGAAAACCACTTTGGAAGGGTAAAATCCCAACTGCGTTTAAACACGAATTGTTAAGAGACGGCGACGAAGAGCGCCCGGATGACGACGTTTACGCAGGAACTTATTTTATCAATGCAAAGTGTAATAACAAACCAACGATCATCGATGAAAAAGGCGTTAAACTAACAACCGATGACGAATTTTATTCGGGTTGTTATGGCTGCGTATCTTTTAACATTTATCCGTATGCTAAGGGATCAAATGGCATTGCAGCCGGATTAAACAACATTCTTAAATTAAAAGACGGTACACGTTTAGGCGGTGGTTCAAATGCTTATGATGACTTTGGCATTGAGCATGATGATCTTTTCTAATTTTTCTTTACTTTAGTAGGCTCTTGAAAAAAGAGCCTACTTAATACTGCGATTTTTATGGACAACATTTTTATTGATATTGAAACATATTGCGATCTTGACTTGTCAGATGTGGGTGTTTATAAATACGCCGCTGATCCAAGCTTCGAGATCCTTTTATTCGCATATGCCATAAACGATCAACCGGTTCAGATATTGGATTTGACTGACAACCTGATCGAAGATCACCAACTAATTGAAACACTATTAAAAAACAAAGGATTGCACGCCCATAATGCCAATTTTGAACGTGTTTGTCTAAACAAAAGCTACTTCGAAACGAATATTTCACAATGGTTTTGTACAATGGTTAAAAGTGCATATTGCGGCCTTCCTTTGATCCTGGACGATATAGCGAAAGCGTTAAACATCAAAGGTAAATTGGAAGGTGGCAAGGCCCTTGTTAACTTCTTTTGCAAACCCTGCAAACCCTGCAAACCAACAAAAGCAAACGGCGGACGTTTACGCAACACTAAAGAGACGGATCCAGAAAAATGGAATTTGTTCAAAGAATATTGTATACAGGACGTGGAAGTGGAAAGATCTAACCATAACACGTTAGCTAAATACACAATGCCCGCTATTGATTGGTATGATTATATTTTAGATCAGGAAATCAACGATCGCGGCATTGAAATTGACTTAGAATTTGCCAAAGCAGCCTCCGAAATAGATGTAAGGTTTAAGAATAAAACCTTACAACAAATAAAAACAATCTCAGGACTAGACAACCCTAACAGCTTGCACCAACTCAAACAATGGATATTTGATCACACCGGCAAAAGATATGAAAGCCTGGACAAAGAACATATTGATCCTATCATAGAAAAATTGGGCGCTGGCATTGTTAGGGATGTCTTACAACTCAGGAAAAAATTAGGACGTACAAGCGTCAAAAAATATAATGTCATGCTTTTAAGCGCGGGCAAAGATAAAAGAAGTAGGGGACTGTTTCAATTTTATGGGGCAAATAGGACGGGGCGTTGGGCTGGTAGACTTATACAACTCCAGAATTTGCCCCGCAATACTATGAAAGATCTTGATTTAGCCCGAGAGGTTATCAAAGAAAATGATTTTGAATTAGCTTATTTACTTTTTGACGACGTTCCAAGCGTTTTGTCCCAATTGGTAAGAACAGCTTTTGTCGCGCCCGAAAACAAAACCTTCGCAGTTGCCGACTTTTCAGCAATTGAGGCAAGGGTGATCGCATGGCTCGCGAACGAAACCTGGAGGCTCGACATATTTAACACCCATGGCAAAATATACGAAGCGAGCGCCTCCAAAATGTTTGGTGTTCCTATTGAAGAAGTAACAAAGGGCTCAGTAACCAGAGAGATAGGAAAAGTATCGGAGCTAGCTTTTGGATTTGGCGGTGCTGTGGGGGCTTTTGAAAAAATGAGTGCAGGCAAGATAAAATTGTCCAAAGCTGAAATGAAAAAGTTTGTATTTCTTTGGCGCAAAAACAATCCAAACATTGTAAAATTGTGGAGTGTTACCGAAGATTATGCAAAGGCTGCGTTAAATAACCCCCGCAAATACTTTGAGGGTCCAGGGCCCGCCAAAATTGGATATTTGTATGATGGGTCAGTTTTACAAATAAAACTTCCTTCAGGTAGAAGCCTGTTTTATCAGGAACCCTGCTACACAATTAATAAATTTAAAAAGCAAACTATAAGATATAAGGGCCTAGATCAGGAAACTAAACAATGGACTTGGATCGAAACCTATGGCCCTAAATTAGTAGAAAATATAGTGCAGGCGATCGCCCGTGATCTTTTGGCTTTCGCAATGCAAACTTTAAATGATCACGGCTGTCATATTGTTATGCACGTGCATGATGAAATAATAGCAGAAGTTTGGCAAAAATATTGTGAAATAGAGCTAAAGGATATGATTGAATTGATGTGTATAAAACCTGAGTGGGCTAAAACTTTGCCACTCAATGCAGATGGATATTTAACTAAATATTATAAAAAAGATTAGTATGGATAATAACGCAAAACATACCCAGGCAGCGCGTGAAGCTGCAAAAGAATTTATCAAAGCCTACGAACCCGGGCAACTGGTAGAAATTCTCGAAGTTATTAGACAAGAGTTACAATGGCATTTAGATCGAATGATCGAACGGGCGGAGGATTCAGTAAAAGAACAAAGCGAGTTAATAAAAATTTTAAATAAACATTTGGAAAGTGTTTAATTTGATAATTTTTATTATCTTTACACCGCCTTAAAAACAGCCTGTGAAAAATATTTAAGTCCAAATTTAGAGATCGGCGGGGTGGCGTGGCTGTTTACCTCAACATTTCTAATATTTGGACTTTTTAATTCTAAACTTTTAATTCTAAACTTTTAATTCTTAATAATATGATACTGTATAAAGCGTATGCCAAACAAGTAAAATCAGAGATCGTTATAGAATTCAAAGAATTCGAAGTTTTAACAGAATCGGATCACTACTATAATATCTTTAGTAAAGGATCCCCCAAAAGAGTACGTAAAAATGCTAAAAGCCCCTTTGCTAGTAAAGATAAAAAACAAGCTTTGGAAAGCCTAATACATTACTTAGAGGGCCTTAAATTTAGCGGAATGCCTAGAGTGAGCAACGGATGTGCTTTTTTAAGTATAGCAACAAAAAAAGCACAAAACATATTAAATTCACTATGATACACGACGGCAATCTGGATATTGCAACCGGACTAAGTGCCAAAAGCAAGCTTTGGCGCAACAAGCAAATGACATGGTCTAAATTTGTTAAACGGATTAGCGAAACAAATAAAACCAATGAAACGCTTGCAGACTTTGTAAAAGCTACCAAAGAAGAACAATCAAAAATTAAGGATGTTGGTGGATATGTGGGCGCTTATTTGCGTGCAAGCCGTCGAAAACCTGAAAATGTAATACACCGGCAATTACTTACTTTGGATCTTGACTTTGCAAAAGCTGATCTTTGGTTTGATTTTACATTGCTTTTTGATTGCGCCGCGATTCTGCACAGTACCCACAAACACAGCGCCGCCGCGCCACGGTTTCGTTTATTGATTCCTTTAGATCGTGAGGTTTCCAGCGACGAATACGTGGCGATCGCGCGTAAAGTTGCAGGAGATATCGGGATCGAATTGTTTGATAACACTACTTTTGAAACAAATAGATTAATGTTTTGGCCCTCAACGCCGATCGATCAGGATTATTATTTTGAGTTTCAAGATGGGACGTGGTTAAATGCTGATCAAATTCTTAATTCTTATCTTGATTGGACTGACACAACGCAGTGGCCCACTGCTACAAAAGTAATTGAAGAAATTAAGAACAACGCCACAAAGCAAGCCGATCCGGAATTGAAACGGGGCTTAATCGGTGCATTTTGCCGGGCTTACGATATTCACGCGGCGATCGAAACTTTCCTAAGTTCTGAATATAAACGGCTTGACGGTGATCGATACACTTACGTGAAGGGATCAACCTCAGGGGGCTTGATAACTTATGATGACAAATTTTCCTACTCACATCACGGGACGGATCCTACAAGTGGCATGTTATGCAATGCCTTTGATTTAGTAAGGGTACACAAGTTTGATCATTTAGGGCCTGAAAAAAGCCTTAAAGAAATGGAAGACCTTTGTAAACAGGATGAAAACACAAGGATTCAGATCGCAAGTGATACTATAGACTCTGCAAAATTTGATTTTGGGATTTCTGAGATTGAGCCAGTTGATCTGAATTGGGCTAAAAATTTGGAGGTTGATGGACGCGGCGCATATCTAAGCAGTTCTACAAACATAAACCTAATCTTTGCAAACGATCCCAGGTTAAAAGGAAAGTTCAAACAAAATGAATTTGATAATAAAAAATATGTATGTGGAAATTTGCCCTGGAGACTTGTAAAAACCCCGGAGCCTGTTAAAAATGTTGACTTTTCAGGCGTTCGAAATTACATTGAAACCGTTTATAAGATTTCAGGATCCCTAAAAATTGACGACAGTTTGAATTTAGAATTTGAACGCAACATATTTCATCCTGTAAAAGACTACTTAGGATCTTTACAGTGGGACGGCGTGGATCGTGTTGATAATTTGTTAATTGATTATTTTGGATCAGACGACAATGTTTATACACGTGAAGCAATCCGTAAAATGCTAGTGGGCGCCGTTGCAAGGATTTATGATCCGGGCGTTAAATTCGATTTAGTCCTTACTCTGGTAAGCGAAGAGGGCACCGGCAAAAGTACTTTCATTAAAAAGCTTGGCAAAATGTGGTTTTCTGATACCTTTATGGGTGTCCAGGGTAAAGAGGCCCTGGAGCAAATACAGGGTTGCTGGCTAATTGAAATGGCAGAACTCGCAGGGCTCCGCCGGGCGGAGGTTGAAGCGGTAAAGCATTTCATTACGAAACAGGAAGACACCTTCAGGCCTGCCTATGGCCACGTTGCTGAAACATATAAAAGGCAATGCGTATTCTTTGGAACTACAAACGATCTGGCTTTCCTGAAGGAAGCAACGGGCAACCGGAGGTTTATGCCTATCGATGTTTTTCCGGAAATGATCACAAAAGACGTTTTTTCAAAAGAGTTCGATAGCGAAATAGATCAGATTTGGGCTGAAGCTGTTTATTTATATCGTAAAGGCGAAAGCTTGTTTTTAAGTAAGGAGGCTAATTTGATTGCAAACGGCGAAAGAAGGAACCACACAGAAATAGATGAACGTACTGGTACAATAGAACAATTTTTAGAGCGCAAATTGCCGTCAAATTGGAATGAATTAGATACGGACGCCCGAAAGATCCTACTCTATGACAAAGAGCCTACAGAAGGCGAAAAAAGGCAGTTTGTTTGTATATTTGAGATATGGTGTGAATGTCTGGGTAACAAGCAAAGTGATGCAAATAGGTACAACACGAAGGATATTAACCAGATTTTAAAGAGTTTACCAGAGTGGGAATCTTGCAAATCAACTAAAAATTTCAGTATTTATGGAAAACAAAGATATTACAGGCGAAAAGTTCAAAGTACTTAGCTTATTTGACGGTATGAGTTGCGGCCAAATTGCATTAAACAGGGCTGGGATCAAATATGATAACTATTTTGCAAGTGAAATAGATAAATATGCTATTCAGGTAACACAAGCAAATTACCCAAACACGATCCAAATTGGAGACGTACGAAATATAATAGATCTTGACTTACCTAAAATTAATATGCTGATCGGTGGCTCACCTTGCCAGGGCTTTAGCTTTGCGGGTAAACAATTAAATTTTGAAGATCCCCGGAGTAAGCTATTTTTTGAATTTGTACGTTTGAAAAATGAGTTAAACCCTGAAGTGTTTTTATTGGAAAATGTCAGGATGAAAAAAGAACACCAAAGAGTCATTTCGGATCTTTTGGGCGTCGAACCGATTGAAATAAACAGCGCTTTGGTAAGCGCCCAAAGTCGAAGGCGTCTATATTGGACAAACATAAAAGGAATAGAGCAACCTAATGACAAAGGAATCTATTTAAAAGATATATTGCAAAACGAAGTTGATGAAAAGTATTACATTTCTGAAAACACGGCAAATAGAGCGCGCGTTCAAACACAAATTAGAGAAAAACACCAAAAATCTTTTTGTTTAGCTGCTACAATGCACAAAGGCGCCCAAAGCAACGGTATGACCTGTGTTAAAATGGTAGGACGGCGTTTAGACGAAAACGGATTGCGCAAAGATTATTCAGATAACCCGGTAAAACAAATTTTAGAACCGGCGCCGGAGGGTAAAAGCAATTGCTTAACTACTGTAGAAAAGGACAATCTTATTTTTAATAGATCTGGGCACCCCAAAAAAGAACAACTAAAAGCAGCATGTTTGACTGTCGCAGGAAATAGCGGCGGCAATCATTCTGATATGGATCTGATAAACTGTAGATCTGCACTTCGTAGGTTAACACCTATCGAATGCGAGCGACTGCAAACGGTGCCCGACAATTATACTAATTTTGTTAGCGATACGCAAAGATATAAAATGCTGGGCAACGGATGGACGGTTGACGTAATTACTCATATCTTTGAAACATGGTTGAAAAAGAAAAAACAATAGAGCGCAAATTTAAACAAGCTGTTAAAGACGCTGGGGGCTGGTCTTTAAAGCTATTACCCTATCTTGTTAAAGGGTTGCCAGATCAAATTGCACTTTTACCCGGCGGCGTTGTTTTCTTTGCGGAGATAAAAACAACTGGAAAGTTACCAACTAAAGTACAATTGTTTGTGCACGGTAAAATTAGGAAATTAGGGTTTAAAGTTTATGTAATTGATTCGACAAATGAAATATCAAGGATCAAAGAGATTAATTAGTAAAGAGATTTTATCTATAATTCTGAAAAATAGAAAGCCCGGTCAATATTATGTTGAGCCCTTTGTGGGCGGGGCCAATACGATTGATAAAGTAGAAGGCTTGCGAATTGGATCAGACATAAACCCATATTTAATAGAGTTGTTAAAGGCTTTGCAGAATGGCTGGACACCTGCTATTAATTATACAGAATCAGAATACAACGAAATTAAAAACAACAAAGACTTTTACCCTCTGGAGTTGGTTGGTTATTTCGGTTTTCAGCTATCCTACGGAAGCAAATTTTTTGCAGGTTGGTGCAGAGATAACCAGGGATCTAGAAACCACCGTTTTGAAGCTTACCAAAACGTTGTTAAACAGGCTCCGAATTTAAAAGGAATAGATCTTTATTGTTGTGATTATATGGATTTAGAAATTCCACTAAAAAGCATAATTTATTGTGACCCACCGTACAGGGGTACGACCAAATATAAAACAAAAAACTTCGATCACAATGAATTTTATGGCTGGTGTTATGCTAAAGCTCTGGAGGGCCACAATATTTTTATTAGCGAGTACGATATGCCAAAAGAGTTTGATTGTATTTGGCAAAAACAAGTAAGCAGCTCTTTAACAAAGGATACAGGATCAAGAAAAGCAGTTGAAAAACTATATACAATCTTATGATAGTCAATTGTGCCCACTGTGGTAAACAAATTAAAATAATTCCTGCAAAGCTCAGAAAACAAAATTTTTGTTCTATGCTTTGTAAAGTGCAATTAGGCCGGGCTTATTTCTTTTGTGATTATTGCGGAAAGCCCGGATATAAAAGAGTTAGTGCAGTTTCAAATTTTAATTTCTGTGATCAGCAATGTAAAAGTAACCATTTTAAAAAGTAGATATATGTTAAAAATTATCAAATCAAGTACTTACAAAGGTTTACTAGAAAGCCTTAAAAATCTGAATTCCTTAATCACTATGCCAGACGATGAAAAGGAATTGAGACGTAGAAAAACCATGTTGGAAAACATGCTAAAGGATGTGAATGACCGTTTGCAAAGGATCCACACTTTGAACAAAAAGATCAGATATGCGAAACGAAACTGATTTACACCCTTATCAGATCAGAGGGCGTGATCATTTATTAGATTTTGATCACGCTGGTTTATTCTTTGAAATGGGCTTGGGCAAAACGGTCACTACTTTGACAGCTTTAAACATTCTAATGTTTGAAACATTCCAGATAAGCAGCGTTTTAATAATAGCACCTAAAAGGGTCGCCGAAAGCGTTTGGATCGATGAAATTTCAAATTGGTCGCATCTTGAGCACCTGACTTTGTCAATTGTGCAAGGAACCGAAAAGCAAAGGAATGCAGCCCTAAAAAAGCAAACTAATATTTATACAATTGGCCGCGACAACGTAGCTTGGCTTTGTGGAAAATTTGGAGGTCAAACACTACCCTTTGACATGCTAATAGTTGATGAAAGCAGTTCTTTTAAAAACCCGGCGTCTTTAAGGTTCAAAGCCCTTAGACGTACGATCCCAGGCTTTAAGCGTGTTGTAATTTTAACTGGCACGCCGGCCCCGAATAGTTTAATAGATCTCTGGTCTCAGATCTATTTATTAGATCGCGGCGAGCGTCTGGGCAGGGGTATAACAGCCTACAGGGATCAATTTTTCAAACCAAACCAGCGCAACGGCCCGACTATTTTTAATTATAAGCTGAAGGAAAACGCGCAACAAGAGATTTTTAATAAAATAGGTGACATTTGTATTAGTATGAAAGCGGCGGACTATTTAGATTTGCCTCAAAGGATCATAACTGATGTAAGTATCAAATTTGACGACGAATTACAAAAAAAATATGATGACTTCGAGAATGAACAAATTTTAGAAATTCTCAATTCACTTGGAGAGGATCAGAATATCACAGTTCTAAACGCCGCTGCTTTGTCTAATAAGTTACTCCAGTTTGCAAACGGCGCCGTTTATGATGAAAATAAGAATTACCATGAGATCCATGATTTAAAGTTGGAAGCTTGTAAGGAGTTGGTGGAAAATGCAAACGGATCGCCCGTGTTAATTGCCTGGACATATAGACACGATCTTTACAGGCTTAAGGAATACCTGAAGGGCTACAAATGCCGTGAACTTAATACCGATCAGGATATAAAAGATTGGAACTCCAGCAAAATTGAAGTTCTTTTAATGCACCCGGCAAGCGGCGGGCACGGTTTGAATTTACAAGCCGGTGGGCATATTATAATTTGGTTTGGTCAAACGTGGAGTTTAGAACTATACCAGCAACTAAACGCCCGTTTAGACAGACAAGGGCAAACAAAGCCGGTTCTAATATACAGGCTTAAAGCTGTAAACACACTAGATACTAAAGTGTTGAAATCTTTGGAGGGCAAGGATGAAACACAAGAAAGTCTATTGCAAGCTGTAAAAGCCAAGATCCTAAATTATGTAAAAACCCGGTCTAATTAATATAATTAACAGACCGGGAAAAACCAAAATCAAACAGACCTTTTACAAAAGGCTAAAACAATATTTTTCTTTTTTACTTTGTCCATTTTTAACCTTGCTATTTTCACACCTAACAAGTGTCCAAATAACAGAAAAACCAAAGCTAGTGCAAACATTATAGACCAGTTATTTAGCATCAATTTTCATTTTTAAAAGTGCCATAATTTCCTTATGTAATTCATGATATCTTTGATCATGTTCTTTTAAAGCCGCTTCGTACCTATCGATCAAAGCTTGTTTATCCTTTTCAGCGGTTGCCTCTCTTTTTATATTTTCTCTATAAGAGCTGCGGGAATACCAAATTAGAATTGATAGCAATAAACCTAAAAAACCAAGTTGTACGAATTCGTTATTTATCGAAGTCTGGGCAGTAGTTTGAGCGCCCAAAATAAAAAGAACCGTTGTAGGTATGTAATTATAAGTCATTTATATAATCCTGCATTTCAACTATCTGCTTGTCCATAACGCCCCAAATCATACCATCTAAAGTATCCTTTACTGTTTTTAATTGCGCTGGAGTCAACTCTATAGAATCCTGATCCGTTATAAAAAGATCGATCATTTTAAAATTTTCTCTCATTTGCCCAATAGTGACACCTTGAGCTGCTTTAGATTCAAAGCATAAAGCTACTAAATCAAAGTAGCTTGTTTTTTGTCCGTTTTTTAATACAATTGTTTTGTTTTCTATTCGATTTTTTTTTTTTTTTAAGCGTGAACTATTGCGACCAGGTCAGGATAAGTAGAATTAAGATAAAAAGCCCCCACCGTTAAACCTCCAGATAAAGCCGCGGCGTTGCTTGCATATGTTGGCAACCCAGCAACTTGTAGCCCTGAAGTTGGTGATACAGTCCCAACGCCCACGTTACCACGTAGCACTGTCTTAATAATGCTGGTATTCCCGACAGTAACCGTATTAGATCCGTTTCCTATAGCTCCGGAGCCTATTATTATTTGATTTGTTTCGCTGTCTGCATTTGCCCGGCAACTATCTCCAATAAATATAGAGTTGTTACCGTTTTCATGATGCGTAATGCCATTTGCTAGATAGTTTCCTGAATTTCTGCCTATGAATATATTTTGATAGCCTGTTATGTTGTAAAAACCAGCCATAAATCCAAAGCAGGAATTTTGATATCCTGTGGAATTCGTGTATAAAGAAAGGTTTCCAAAGGCAGCGTTTTGATAACCAAGCGTATTTCCTTGCATTGCCGAAAATCCATGTACCGAATTTTCATACCCCTTCGTGTTATTCACAAAGGCAGATCCCCCAACTACAGAATTATAAGAAGCTTCAAACGCATTGTTTGCCGTTTGCCCCATTGTGAAATTACCGGCATTTTCACCAAAGAAAATATTTTTTCCATCTGGTACAGCTGTTAATCCTGTAGGGTGCTTATAATTATGTAGGAAAAAGTTACCCGCCTTGTATATAACCCCTAAACCGGTTGCGGTTGTATTTGGGAGCATTAACCGGGTACTTAATGCCAAGTCTCCCGAAAATGTTTTAGCCCCGGCGATAGTTTGAGTCTGATCGTTAACATGCCCCCAGGTTACACCAGCCCCAGCCAGTTCCTTACCTGTTGTATTGTTGTGAGATACGACACTAGAAGCCAACAAAGGTGTTTGAACAAAAGCAAAATTATCGATTCCTGAGTAGTGCAATGTTGCAGTTTTAGCCCCGCCGGTTGTTTGGGCAGAGACCTTCAAAACAAGCCTATCGGTACCAAGCAAAGTGATCGCGGCTTGCACGGCTTCCACCTGGTGCTCTATTAGATCAGTTGTAGTTACGTCGGGGCTCGACATTGTAAACAGAAATGTTTCAGCACCCCCTGAAGCTCTTTTGTACATGTCCCAATGCACAATATTTTGTCCGGTAACCGAGCTAAATTGCACGTGTGCATGCATAATCCAAAGCCCAGCTGGGATCGACGTTGCACCCGGCTGCCCGATCGGCGTTGCATAAGCATCAAACAACACGGTATTAGCATTTATATTAATCGTTTCAATTTGTTCTACAATCGTAACAGGCACCCTCAAAAGTTCTTCATATGTTGCTATGTCGCCGGCATTGTGATCCAGATAATACACGATCGCGCCTTCGAACTGTTGCGATTGGTCAACCAATTTAAGCAACTCAACCCCATCGTATTGGTAGATTATAGCGGGATCTAGGGACGTGTCCGTAACCATTTGACTATTTAACAACGGCTGATCGTACCAAGTTGTAATATCTATTGCAGTGTATATCCTGAAAGTGTCCGAAGTTACATAAATGTCACCTGGATTTGTGGTTGAAATGTCGGGACGATCTACAAACAACCCGACGCCCAAATTAGCCAAAACGTTAGCGGTCAAATATCCTTTAACTATTTGTTCGAAATAGTCCCAACGTATGTTTATACCACCGGCAACGCCCGGAGATCCAAAAGCTAAACGCTGTGAGGCGTCGGGCTTCGACGGCGTTGTAATTAAAGGCTGGCTAAATAATTCTTTTGGCATTATCTATAAGTTTTTCGTATAGTTGTCAACTTTGGCACAAAAACAGATTGCTTATTATTACAATGAAACAAAGGGTATTTAGAACTATTCTTAATAATGAATTGCACCATTAAATCAAAATCGCTTTGCGCTATTTCTTCGGCGTCCCTTTGCTCTCTTTTAACCGCGCCCTCACTTAGTGGACTGGTCTCAGTTCTGTTTTGTCTTACCATTCCTGTAAAAGTGTCCGCTTGGTCAGAAATACCCACATACTTAGCATAATTCATAAAAGCCAATTGGTATTTGATACCTTCGAACTTTACCTTTTGATTGTGGCAATCTGAGAAGGTAGATCCATTTAACAAAGCCACGTTATCGGTTGCCGTTGGGTTTGTCTGTATGTCGAGTAAAAAAGCCGATCCAATAAGTTTTTTATACTTACCGTTCTCAACCTCTTTTTGCAGCTGATCAAAATTTTTAACCCCGCCTGTTATTTTAACAGCGTTTGCCCAATTCGGGCTTATTGCTTTGATTGTATTTTGTTCACTAAGGGTTAACAGAGCCGCCATTTTCAATTATTTTTGGTGTTCCAATCATTTTACGGGCCTTATCTTCAGGTATCCCGTATATCTCTTTAACTATTTCCACCGCCGCCTCAACGTCTGCCGCGCCTGTGGTAACAGCCTTTTGTAAATCTAACAACGCAGTAACCCCGCCGACGGATCCTTTTAGCAGGGCTTGCGATTTGATCCGCTCTAGCTCTGCTTGATCTACCTGCTCCCCTTGCTTTTGTTCAACCATCGCCAAAGGTTTTATATTCCAATTGGTGTTTTCGGCCAATGTTGGATTGATGAAATTAGTAAAAATTTCTTTGAAAGCCTCCGAAATCTCTTTTCGATCATCTTTAGTAATAGCGTTGAAATAATTAGTTGCCTGGACCATGGCCTCCGCCGAAGGGGTACTCAACTTATTTTCTTCATAGTCAATAAGTATGGCCGGCATACCCTTTGCCGACTTTCTAATATTGTTTGCAATTTTGGGATCCCACTCTCTAAACTTGTCATCATCCAAAGCGCTATCTAATTGATCAAACGCAAAACCCTGGCGATCTGAAAATTCACCATTTTCGTTTAATTCATCTTCAATAATCCAAAGCCCATCGCCGTCAACGCCCAAAGAACGCCGGGCGCTATCTGCTAATTCTTTTTTCTTGCCTTCGCTTAAACTTTCCTGAATACGCAAAATAGTTTTCTTAAAAAAACCGTTTCGCGTTTGTCTATTCCTAAATAAACCAAGTTGCGCTTCAGTATCACAATCAAGGTACGATTCATCAAACATTGACAGAGGGTATAAGAATTCGTCATCGGTAAATAAGAAATATATCTGACCTTTATATTTTTTGAGATCGCCCGCTTTTTTTATTTGGCTCTGTATAACTTGCAAATTCGGGTTGAAAACGTTAAAATCCTTTATTAATTTAGGATCATATTTTTTGCCGTTTTCTTTGTCTTTGGCCCAATTGTCATAAATTAAGATCTTAGCCGTGTAGTTAACGTCATCCGTTAAGGCAAAACGGCAATTTTTAAACGGTTTTACATGCACATTCGCGATCTTGCCCTCTCTTGTATAGTTGCATTGGATATAGGCCCCGGAATGTTTAGAGATGGAACTTGTTACAAATCTTAATAGCTTTTGGATTGTTATCTCTTTACCCCTCACATCCTTACCAACTACAATCTCATTTATAGGGGCTTCAAAACCAGCGCCCGCCAAAAATTTAGAATAAACATTTGAGCACGCTTTGGCAGTGACAGATCCGTTTATGATTTTTTCCATCATTTGCGGGTAGTCATTATTTTCGCCGAAGAACATAATCCCATTAACCCCGTCATCAACCCTTTTAATGGTTTTGCTAGGTCGGATAACTACGCGGCTATCTATTTCGCTGTTTATTAATTTTTGGCCTGCCATTTTATAGTAAGTCGTTATTAACTTCTTTGAACAGAATTTCTCTAAGATCTTGCTTAGTTTGATTTGCTTTGTTTAGACCTAATTTTTTAACGGCTTTTTGCATTTCGCTAAAATTATCACGTAACATAATTGCGCATAAATCAGTTTCATCCTTGGTTTCATCCTTGGTTTCATCCTTGGTTTCATCCTTGGTTTCATCCTTGGTTTCATCCTTGGTTTCATCCTTGGTTTCATCCTTGGTTTCATCCTTGGTTTGTGGCAAAACCTCAAAATCAGATTCCTTTAAAACTCCGATTTTCAGATACTCCGCTGCTTCGGAGTCGCTTAAAGTTTCACCAAATATGTGAACATGGCCGGCGATCAATTTGCCGTCCTTATCAAAAACGCCTGGTATGTACATAAGTCCTTTAAACTTAGTTACGCAGGTTCTTTGCAAAATTTCTTTTATCATTTTTTCGTCGATTTTGATTTGATTATAATACCTAACTTGTGAGGCCCTACAAATTCGGGGGGCCCCTCCCTGTAAATAGAATGTGGAGTATATTCTAAGTAGATCTAAAGAATGCCGAGAGGCTATTACCTGATCGACATTCATATTTAATATAGTATTTAACTTATCTAGCATTATTGTACAACTTCCTGACTTTCAAGCATTGCCAACGTTAAAGCATAATTTGTTAATAAAACGGTAAACCATGGGTAAGCTTCAGCGGCTCCGTCCTGACTTGCCATTTCAACGGCGATAGCACCGTCGATGTCGTTAGCAGTCCAATTCAAAGCAGTTTTATACAAGCCGTTCTTAACACCGAAAGCCCTAAAAGTACCATCGCCGCCGGCTACTTTGTCAATCATTTGTACAACTACGAAAAGATCGTCAAGTGCGCTTATATTTTCAACGTCCGCGGTTTTGAATTCAAAGCCCTGGAAATTAAATTTATGCTGGTATCTGTCAGCCCGATCAGGGGCTAAAATGAGAGACGATCCTGGGTTTAAAAGCTTTTTAACGCCCGTTAAAACGTAAAGCTTTTTACCGGTTGCCATTTGAATGTCCACGATCTTGGATACATTGGTCACGTCGTAGGTAAACGCCGCTTCCAACCTATTTCCAACCCATGCTTTCACTTCTACACCGGCAACTGGTTGCGTAGTGCAATCCGAAGTGATATTTTTGCTAATTCCTATCTCGCATCCCATAATTAATATGCTACAACGATCATGTATTCCTCAAGTAGTTTCGCATCCAGAGTAAAACCAAAAGCGGTTTTATTCAACTGTTCATCTTTATTATACCACTGATCCAATTCGGTTAGATCGTCCTGGTTTAAAGTTGCCAAAGGTATGTTATTCGGTACAGTAAACACAATCCTGTGAGGCAAATAATAAACGTTATCAGTTGAGTTATTTTCGAAGTCCTCTCTAGCGTCAAGCCCCCAAATTGTTTCCATGTTAACAATAATCCGGCCGTCGTATTTGATACTTGGCAGACCTTCTAAAGTTAGCATAACATCAAAAGCGGCTCCGGCGTCTTCAAGGCCTTGTTTATAATTATCAAACAGCTCACGTGTCACCATGATGATCCCGTTTGGATCAGCCCTCAACCTACTATCTGCCAAGTCTACAACTGATCTAATGTAAGCTTTTGCAGCTCCCGCGGCAAGTGCTAATTGCGCGGCTTTAGATGTAACTGTAGCATTTTCAGTAATTGTAACACGCTTCACAGTGGTTGCGGTAACAGCGGTAAATATCTGCTTCCAAAGACCATCGAAATAGTTATAAAATTTAACATTACCAACGGCAACTAAACCCGGCGTTGCGGCTCCTGAAGTTACTGCGTCGGTATCTCCAAACCAAGCGGCACGCCAAACCAAAGACGTGATTGCTTCTTCTACCAGAATAGCGTAGAAAATTTCCAGATCAGATCCGGTAATGTCATACAGTTGTTTGTAGTTCTGGATCTTGGTGTAGTAAGCTTTGAATAAACCGTTTATTTCTGCCTGGCATATGATCAAAGTATCCTCAATTCCTACAGGCTCCCAAAACTTCTCAGTTAAGGTGCTTTCAGCTCCAGATGTTTGACGTGTGCAGGCAGCGGCTTTTTTCAAACCCATTTTGCCAAATTGAGATGCAAAAACAATCTGTTCTTTCATCTTTACGCCTGTCTCAAAGCGTCCGTGGATCGCCTCAAACACAGGTTTTTCAAAGACTCTTTCAATGATAAAATCCTGAAGGTCCTGAACTTCAATAGGGTTGAGTGTCAACCCGATGGGTACGATTACTGTCATTGCTATTTCTTTTTATAAGTGAATTTTTTTACTGGTTGCCCGCCCTCAACCAAAGGATTATGATCCGGGGCCTCTGTTGAAAATTCGTTTTTAAACGAATTGAAAGCACTTTGAATTTTTACAAATTCATTTTTGATAGTTGCGTTTTCAGATCTCAAAGAAGTGATCTCAGTGTTAGCGTTTTGCAATTTGTTTTTAAGATCTACGATCTCTGTTGACAATTGCGCGGTTTCATCAATAGCCATTGCTGGCTTGATCTCAGTAATAGCGCCCGCTTCGAATACATAAACAACGCCGTCTGGCATTGTGTATTCACCTTGTGCAGGTTGCCCGCCCACGGTTGCGGTTGTCCCGACCTGTATTTGTTCGGGGGTTTCGATAGTACTACCAAAATCAAGTTCCACGCCGTTGACATCTTGTAGCAAGATGTTTTTTGGTGGAAACAACTTTTTGTATAAGTTGTTAACTAATGTTTCGATAGTACCTAACTTCTTTTGATGTTCTGCATTCATTGTTTCATCATTTTGATTAGTTACTAAATTATTAAAACTGTCACCTTTTACGGCGTTTACAAACTTCAAACCCAACATTTCAGTTGCATTTAAAGCTATCTCTTTTTTCATAAGTTCTAGGATCTCATTTAAGGGCTTTCCAGATACTTTTGAATATATGTTTGCAATTTGTAATTTTTCCTTTTCAAGCCTTACCGCGCCCAGCTCCATTGCGGCGTCATCTCCGGCAACCACAGCCCAGGGGTTATGTATTAGTCCACGACTATTTTCGGTCATCCACCTGTTTTCAGTACTTAAAAGTATTTGCATACCGGCGGACATGCAAGATCCCATTACTCCAATTGAGGGATTTGTGCCCAGGGCTTTTATGTGATCATGAATTTTCAAAGCCTCCCAGCTGTCACCTCCCATTGTGTCAAGAATGATCTCAACGCCGTTGTTAATGAACTTTGCAACATTGCTAAAAGTGATATCAAAACCAATGTCACCACTTAACAGCGCTTTCGTTTCGCTAATCATGACAGGCTCTTTGGGTTCAAAGAAGAAAAAAAAGTTTTGGATCCCTTTGGATTTTAACCAGGCTTCTGCTTTCTCCTTATCAAAAACGGTTTTGTCAAAATGGACTGACTTATGGATTCCGTTTTCTACATATTTGGCAATGAATCTATTCATATACTACAAAATTATGTTTTTATTTTATCAAAACAAAATTAATTATATAACAGCTGTTTTCGAATTGTTCTTTTGTCTCATTTGCGCAGCCGTCACGCTGTCAACTACTATGATACTTTGACCTTGAGTATTTTCGTTATTTCCTATAACTGTCTCACGTGACACGATCCCAGAATTAACAGATGGTGCAATGAAAGCGGCGTTTGTTTGGGTTGCACCCGGAGCGTTTGAACTTATACCGGACGGCGTGCCCGTTCCACCTTCAGGCAAACCGCTTTTAACCGCTAAAATTTGTTTAACATTCCTTAGCCCGGCCGCAATTGCGGCGGCGGCGGCGGCGATACCTAAAGCAGGCCCGATCACCGGGATCCCAGCTAAAGCAGAATAAGCGGCCGTCGCCCCCCTGTAGGTGTTTATAGTTGTTTCAGCTATCGCGGCGGCTTTGCCTATCGCGGTTTGCTCTCCAAAGATCGTTTTCAAATTGCCTGCGAAGCCCTCCGCCAAAGCTAATTTTGCATCAGTTTTACTTTTTTCTAATTCTAGTGTGGCATTTGCATATTTCTGTTCAATAAAAAACGTGTCCGCCCCGATCCGCTCTGCCGCATCTATTTCGGCGCGTCTTTGTATTTCAAGTTCTTCAGCTTTTAAAGCAAGTGTCCTGAAAACATTTTTCTTTGTAGCTTCAAATTCGGCGTCCCGTTCCACTAAACGACGTTGCGCCGCTTGCTCTTCAATTTGCGCCTGGGCCAGATCCCGCTCTTTGTCAAATTGTATGGCATTGTTTAAAGCTTCTAGATCTTGTTCTGCTTCCTTTTGCCGTCGATCGACCTCCGCTTTTGCTAAAGCTATTTCAGCCTGCAAAGCTTCGTTTTTCATTTTCAAAACCAAGTCCGATCGCTGGGCTTCTAATTCTTTGGTACGCTCAAAATTTGTTTTACGGACGTTATAAACCTCTGCTAATAGATTTGCCTCTTCGTCTAGATCTTCTTTAGTTTTATCAGATAGATCGTTTTGCGCTTTTGTTATATTGTACTTTTGTTGGGCGATCGATAAGTTGCGATCTAAAATACCCTTTTCAAGTTTAAATATTTGGTCTAGTATGGTAAGTCTTTGCTGATCGTTGAATTGATCCTTTTTGGCAAAATCATTTCTAAGCTTAGCAATTTTTTCCTGATCGGCCGCGTTTGCTACAATTGATCCACGTATCTGCTTATCTAGTTTTGCTTGTTTGTCTGCCAGGCCCTGGGCCGCTAAAGCTGCTTTGTTAGTTTCATCTATGAAATCTTTAATTGCGCCTGTTGCAGCGTTAAAAGCGATCTTAGTGTTGGTAACGCCCTGTACAATTAGTTTATTGCCTTCCTGCAATCTGACATTAGCAGCATTGATCCGCGCCTGCGTTTCTTCTATCCCTTTAGCGTTATCTGTAAACAGGCCTTTAAGCTTTTGAAACCCTAGATTAAAATTCAAAAAGAACTTGTCAACATAAGCCCTGGCGCTTTCTAAAACGCCTTTTAATATTTTACCAAAGGTCAGCTCAAAAAGTGTTCTTAATTCGTCTAGCATCTTTTTTGGTTCTAAAAGTCTTTTACCAAAAGCAGCCAAGCCGTCTGTTAGTTTGTCGATCACAGCTGATCCGACGGCTGCAAATCTAGTCCAGGCGTTTTGACCTTCTTCAGATGATGTGAAGAAAGCTTTTAAAGCAGCAATAACCAAAGCAATTAGAGCCAAAACCAAGCCAATAGGCCCTAAAGCGGCGGTGAAAGCTTTACCCATTGTGCCCGCCGCGCTTGATACATCGTTCAAAACGGGCGCAAATTGACCAAAGATCCCGATTGATTTACTTAATGCTTCGTTATAGTTACCAACATTGCGCCGGGCGTCACCTGTTGCACGTTCTTCTTTTTTTAAAGATTCAGTTAGCTGTGTTTTCTGAGCTGTTAATTTCTTACCAAGATCAGTATTTTCCCTTTCATCCTTAGAAAGTTTAGCCCATTGCACGGATACAATAGCCAATTGTTTACGGAGCTGATCCACCGATCCAGTGTTAGCTTCGTTTGCCTGAATCACGTTTTGTGTGATCTTTTCGTTTTGCCTTAATTCGTTTTGTAGCACTTTAAGACTTGCCTGACTTTCAATAAAGGCATCTGAAAGTTCACCCTCTGTTTCCTTAAGCCGTTTAGATTCTTCTTTGAGTTGCTCGATAGCGATCTTAGTCGCGCGCGTATCTTGTACCGCCCGTTCAACATCGATCTCTAGCTCAAATAATTTTATAATTTCGGTCATACTCTAAATTTAATACCAATAATCAAAAACACCATCAAACCACGAATCATCCACACCATCTACCCAATAATCAAGATCTGGGGGCGTTACCGGTGTACGATCTGACATTCTCAAAATTTCCAGCGTAACTGATTCATTTGATAATTCCGGGTTGTACCCTTTTATCTTATTGATGAAAAACGATCCGTTTAGCTCACGAAAATAATATAGTTTAAAAAATTCAAAATTCTTAACCTGTGGAGGGGTTAACCATTTCTGTACTTCATACCATTTTGGATATACTAAAGCGCCCGCCAAAAAGTTATATTCACTGTCTAAAGAATACAATTGCGCTTTTTGTAATCGAACGGCAACACCTGCCCCTGTTACAACGCCCGCTATATAATACGTAACAAAGGTATCATAAGAACAAAGCCCGTTGGATACCATGAAAGTAAAAGTTTTAAAAGCCTCTTTTTTAGATAGATCCAAAATAGAATCCACCCCTTGTTTTATTACAGCCGGGACGTGGGCGTCTATTTCAAATAAGGTTTTAACCTTATCAATGTTCTTATTATTTAAGGCTAAAACCTTACTATTTATATTGCTGTCTCCGGTATCGTAAACCTCTTTAAACTTAATATAGTTGTTTTGGGCATACCCATCAACAAACGGTTTGTATTTTGGGATCCCAGCCAACCCTGAAAAGTCTTTAACTGATCCAATTGTTTCAAGATCGTCGAAACGGGCTAATCTAATAACCTTTTCACCTTCAATTATAAATTCATCCTTTATAATATTAAAGTGTTGCATAAAGGATAAAACAAAGTCATACAAGCTTTTATCTGCTTTGTCTTTTATTTCAACATATGGTTCGAAATTATTGGCTGTTGTGGGCTGGGTTTGAGCTGCAAAAAAGTAAATGTCATACAATCCTGAAAATGTCACGTTTATAGCTACTTCTTTGACGTCTGTGTACATTCTTTTGGCGATCGGATCATCCCAGATGTTGCCAGGCAAAACGCCCCCACCGGTTAAAAAGTTAACTCCGTATGTGTCTTCAATGAATTCAAAAATAGTTTTTACATAAATACAGAAGTGCCCCCCATATGAGTCAATGACTTTACTATTTTCAAAAGTATCAACGTATTTATTTCGTAAATAGATATTGTATTGCGTTGTAATAAACCTCTCTATTTCGACCAAGCCCCCTGCGCCCACTGTGATCTTTCGCTCTCTAAGGTTGCTCCAGGCCATTGGAAGGATCACGCCTTCGGTGGGGTTGATAAACTGGTTTATAAAAGCCAAAAACGTACCCACAAAATGAGTGCCTGGGCCGGTGTAGAGTCCTTTATTTGCCCCTAACCAAGTTATAAGATCAGGCAAGATATCTGAAAAGTAAACCGTTTTTAGAATATCCCAAATAGAAGGTTTTTCGTATACAAACAAGCTTATCCGATCCTGTATTTCCTGAACACTAACTTTGCCATTATCAACAATATGATCGTTGCCCACCCAATAGTTACAGACTGATTCGTCATAAACTTTTGTACTGAGGCTTTGGGGGTTGTTTGGCAGACCAAAAACAACTAGATTGTTTATAGTTGCAGGGACGGTAAATGTATTTGTAACCTTTACAAAAGTGTCGCCTAAGGATTTTATATCATAACTCTGCAAATCAACGCCGATCGCGGTTTGATCATCAATATCGATATCGGTGTCATTGATTCGTAAAAGTCTCATTACAACATAGTTATAGAATAGTTTTCAGGTAGGTTTATGTTTATGGCAATGTACCCGGAATTTGCTTTCCTTCGTTTAACAATAGCCGGGGCTGCTGTTATTTCAACCTCGAGCCAGTCCGTTTTAGCGTCATTTCCTGATCCGACATACAGATAAACGCGGGGGCTTGTATAAATGTCTTTTAATTTTTCTAGTTGATCATTGTTAACCTCCGCCGTTGCGCCTATCTGCCTGGTGTTCTTATATCCCACGTTGCGTTTTTCGCTTTGATCAGAAAGCAAGGACACCAAAAACTTATTTACGGATCCTATCTTTTGCGGGTTGTCTGTAGTTTCGTAAAATTTAGAAAATGGATAAAAACGATACTGTCCGTTTTTATCCAAATATTTCAATATAAGATCACCCGGGCACGTGTCTAAAACTTGCACGTCCTTTGATCCCACCTCAACGTTATTGACGATCCAGTGATACGTTTTATTAATTGCGGTCGATGTCTTATACCTGTAAAATCCTATCTGAGACATTTATTTGATTATAAATTCGGTAAATTGCTGTTTTAACTCTAGTCTGGTTTTCGTATATGGGTTATCAAAGATATTCATAACTACGTATGAATTATACGTGTCGTTTACATTCTTAACCGATATCTTAACAACGTCATTTTGATTGACTCTGAAAGCGTTAAAGTAGATCCGGCCTACAAAGTTTAAATCTAAAATGGTTTGCACTTTTGTAAAATGATCCAACCCATTAACATTGACGTTGACCAGATAATTCAAAGTATCCTTATCATAAAACTGCACTTTAAGATCTCCGGCTTGATAGCTCCCCGATGTTTTGAAAGTTCCGTTGTAGGCTCCATAAAGTTCCACGTTTACAACTTTGTCAGGTTGTAATACTTCATCCTTCTGGCAAGCTGCAAAAAGGAAAATAATAATAATTAAAAATCCAATAATCTTTTTCATTTTCGTTTGATTTTAAGGTATGTAATCTATAATAATCCACCCTCTGTTATAAAAGGTTGTACTGTAACTCACTTCGTCAAAGACGCCCCCTGTCTGCCTTGTTAATACTACAACGGTCTCGTTAAAAAATATGGCGTTTGGAGATGAATCCTGGGCCAACAAGGGCACCGCCCTTGGAAACCCAATTGCGTCCGTACGTATCAACACATTGATCCCCCGGATCTTTGTCCAGTCTAAACCGTGTGCAATACCAGCTGGCGTTGCGGTTGTATCCATATTCCAGTCACCAATATCTATTACCTTTTGCCTAACTCCGGTGTTTGCATTGGCAAGCTTCAAAGGCGTTACCGCTTTGGTGTCATCCGTTCCCGTGTTTACCTCCGTTTGAGTTGCAAGCTGTAAAACCCCTTTAGCGCTTTCACTTGCGCCCAACTGCACCCGCAAAAAAGCAAAGAAGTTGGTAAAAGTCATGTTTAGCGTATTGACCGCTGCTTTACCAAAAGCGATCCGGTAACTTGGATCCGGGTTGCTGTTTGTTGTTTGTTCAAAAAGTCTCGTACTCATAAACTTAGTATTGAAAATTCTGTATCGTCGAAATCTGCAAAAATTGTGTCATCAAAATCCAAAGCCAAATTGTCTGCAACGGGTGGAATGTCCACGCCTACTTCATTGGCTTCGTTAGCATTATAAAAATATAGATAAACAAATCCGTTTTTCTCTGTAAAGTAAACATCTGTTTCGTTATTAAAAAGGGCCTCTAAACACGGGCTTTCACCAAATTGCTTTGCAACGTGGGCAAAGTCAATTAAAACCTCACCATAAACACTTGCGTTACCCGGATCCACAAACCTAATATACATTTGTTTGGTCAACCCATTTACATACTGAAGGGTGTTTAAACCCTGCACAAATTCGTCGAAAGTACCAAGCAAAGCCCGGACCGGTTGATCAGCCAAAAATATAAATTGCCTTTGCGTGTCCAGGGTGTCCCGGTATGGGATCGCCGCGTAGGTGTCCAGAACATCGCCGTTTATGTTTCGCAATTCCACATTGACACGGTCAGGCGTCAAACCGTCGTAGTTGACATTTGCGATAAAAGAAAGTGGGCTTTGGGCCGCTAATAAATTAGCACCTCCGGTCACGTTATCTTGTTCTATTGTAATTGCGCTAATTGACATTCTTTATAACCTGACTTTTAAAATCTGAAATTATTGCTGTTAATAAGTCCTTATTCAATTCCTGAATCTTGGCTTTTGTGAATATGTCACTAACCAAACCCCCGGCGTTATTTTGGTTTGGAACCATCCAGCCTTTGCGTGCTATACTCCATGCGACTGCGTAAGGGTTTAAATCTATTTGTTTATCTTGTACCCACTGTTTTAAAAACGTTGAACCGGCCCAGCCTACCCAAGCTTTTAAACCTTCAGGCGTTTGATCCTGATTCTTACGTCTGCCATTCTCGAGCCAAAAAGTATAATCCTGTCCAAGTATGCCCAGGTTTATTTTATTGTTTTTTCTGGTATTGAATGGCTGCAAAGTCTTTACCCACTTACCAGACGCCCGCAATCCCAGTTTATCATAATTAGTAATTAGTGCAACCCTTACACTTTGCAACCATTTATAAATCACTTCGTTCATTGTATAAAAATTACACCCGGAGCCGAAGCAAAATCAATATTTTCGGCAAACTGATTTATGTTAACTACTATTTCACCGGGATCAACTTCTAAGCTATTATCACAAGCCACCGTTGCAATTGCCGCGGCCAAAAGTTGCATAAGTTCTTTTAACCGGCGATCATACTTCTGTATGCTTGTTTCGTCAAGCGTTGAGGCCAAACCGTCCGGATCAAATTTACGTCCTAACATCAATAAACAAGTGTAGGATATTGTTGTAACCCTGCCATTTTTGATCGTGGGTGTTGCCCGAAAGTCTACAATAAAAATCAATTTGCCTGGATCGTGTTGCTGGATTGTTTCAGCACTTTTATAGAAGTTGTCAACCCCATAAGCAAAGATCCAGTTGTTTGCAGTTGCGTAACTTTCTAAAGCCCCTATGATGTCAAATTGATCCATGTAACAAAATTATGTAATTAAATCCATAAAAACAAAAAGCCCCCGAGAATAAATCTAAGGGGCCTAACACAAACCTAAACCAATATACTGTAATTACTTTATGGAGACTACAAATATAAAACTAATTTTGCAGTTTTTCTAATTCTTTGATAACTATTTTTTCCGTTTTCCTTCCAAACCAATATTTTTTAAACCAAAAGTCTTTGTCAAGCCATTCCACCAGTGCTAAAGTTCTTTGCGCCGGGCTCAGTAAAGCTAAGTTTTGTTTGAATTTTTTTATTTGTCTCCTGTAAAAGATCGAATGGTGAATCCACCTGACAAACTCAGATCGCCTGAAGACATAGCCAATAGTCAGCATGTAGCTAACCCCGATGAAAAAAACTATTCTTTGTATCATTCTCGTCAATTATTTGTAAACCTAAGTTCTTTGCTATCTCATATTCAATCTGAGCCCCTACGCTTTGCTGCCAATCTTTGATCATGTAAATAGCTTTGCATTGGAATAGCTCCAATATGTCAGTTTTCATGTAGTCAATCCAAGTTTTGCCCTCTCTCACTTCGTTAATTGTCAAAGGGTTTACAACTTCGAAACCGTTTACCCGAAGCATAAATTCATAGTGATCAAATTTTTTAATGGCCTCCTCCAAAGGAACGCCGCTAATTTTACCAAACAAATAAATTTTTACTCTACTCATACAGTCCACGTTTTTAATGAATCATAACATTTTATCATTTTAACAACATCGCAAGTTAACAAGGCTTGTTCTGCTTCTTTTATATCGGTTGCGATGACCTCCGCGATCTTTTTGTTTGCCTGGGAGTCCTTAGCCGTTTTAGCATTTTGTATTTCACGTTTTAGACCTTCGTTTAAATTTTCCATATTTTTTTATAAATTAGTATAAAAGATAAATTAAAACCAAGCCCTTTCCAGCAATAAGGGCAAACAAAATCATTTTTAACTAGCTTAGTCCGTGGGCGCTCACCACATTTAGGATTATCGCAAAAAGGGGCGTACCCCGGGATCTCCAACAGTTTTATTTTTTCAAATAGTTTTGTCATTGAATATTTTATTGTAGTCGTTTTGAAACTCCGCCCGGTCTGCCTCCAGTTTCAATTTAGTAAAACAGACGCTATAAGGCACTTTTTTAATTTCATCAATCCTTAGCAGGTCCCCACCTGCCAAAGCATCAAATTGCAGAAAAGGGCCATAGCTATTGAACCTATCAATATTAGCCGCCTTTTGTTCAGGCGTCGGGGCGTGCCCTAAATAATCGCTTTCAATGTTGTTTATTGTTTCGATTTGGTCTTTTATGTAAAGCATACAAGCGTTCAACTCAAATATAGATCGATCTGTCAATTCCAACATTGTTAAGCCGGTCTCTTTTACCATTTCTTCAAAGAAGGCAGACCAGGTAAAACCCTTTTTATCATAAACAAAATAAAATTGAATGTCCTTTACGAATCCAAAAGTTTTGTCCATGAATGAACCCAGCTTAAAAATGTCCCTGGGCTCTATTTTGCCATACTCTAAATAGAAATCATAAAGCGTCCGATCTTCTAATGCAACGTATTGCCTAAAGGAAATATTTTTTATTTTTACTTCCAAGTATCTCTAGAATTTTTAAGGCATCGATCAACAGCCTTTTTTATGATACTTGCGCTTTTTGTCAACGCTTTGGCGTTTGATACAAATATATTCCTTGTTTGCTCTGTAGCTTTTACGGCTAATTTTACACCGTCTCCATACTGCTTAATTCCTTTGTTTTCCATTTTGCTTTTATACTAGTTTTATATCCATTCAGGATCCAATTGCGAGATAAATTTCACTTCTAATTCATCGTACCAAAAAACTTGATTGCATTCTGTTTTTAAATAGGGGTTGTCGTCTTTTTCCAATCTGAGAACTTTTGCCTTACAACATAAATAGTATCGTTAAAACGAAACCGATCCCTTTTTTTCAAATATTTAATAAGTGTTTTCATAAACTTACCCTTTTATAGGGGCTCCCTGTAAACCCCAAAATTGTTTTAACTTCTGAATTTTGGTTTATCTTTAAATTTTTCAACCATTGTGGGGCGTGTTCATCGCAGAATCCAACTATATCAACCACACCCCAATTTCTTTGGACTTTATAATTAAATTGACACTTGCAACCTGAAGCAGTACAAATATTACTATTTTTCATCTCCATATATTTTTAAAGTTTGTCCACCAAAGATAAACATGTTTTTCTAATCTACCAAATATTTATCATTTATTTAACAATATTTAACTAAAGGGCGCTTTGTCCTTTGCGTTCTTTTTTTCCTTCATACATGCCCATTAGCAGAACATCTAAGTAGTCAGGGGATCTACCTAACAATTGTTTCATAACTTCTTTAGATATTAGTTTTCTTTTTTGGGTATCGCTGTCTAAATTGGCCCTTTTTAAACAGATCGATAATTCTTCTTTTATCTTTTCTTGCTGGGCCTCCGTACACAATATTAAAACAGATCTGTCATTTATGGCTTTTGCCAAGGTCCAGGCGCATTCTGATTTTAAATTATCATATTTGTCCGGATCTTTAGCCCGGGATCCGCCCCTGAACTCCACCATGCTTTGTATGTACCCTGATAAATAATTTCCAAGCCCGTCAGCGTCTGCTATCATTTTAGAATTTGGCACACCTTTGTCAGTTTTAAGCTTTGTCAAATCAGTTTCGATGCTTTTACCATCTGCTTTCTCTTTGTCCAATTCAAAAGAACCTATCAAGCCACTCCAGTACACAGCTAAAAACCGATCCCGGCCTTGCATAGCAAGATCAGAACTTATCTTCTTTGCACCTGGTTGAACATGCGAATTAGTAAACATATCGCAGATCGCGTCATAATCCACTAAAGCGCTCGGATCGTCGTCATACTCGAAATTACCATACACCTGTCTTTGAATTGTGGTTTTATCGGTGTCACTTTTTAAAAGGTCGTCGATCCATTCTTTGACGGCTGGGTTTGGGTTATCTGAAGGTAGCGCGGGCACAAAACGGCGCTGATCACTTTCCTTTTTATCTCTATACGGTTTGTAGTATCTTGTATAAACGTGGTTTTTAGCCGGGTTAAAACACTCCAAAACTTTACGTTTCAAGCCATATTTATCATTACACCTCCAGCCCGTCCGTTCGAACAATTTGTGTACAACGGTGACATTTGCTTCGTTGCTTTCATCTATAGCAACCCTGGTTAACTCGAAACTACCAAAGCGTGTGTTTAAATTGTCGGAGGGTTTAAATTCAGTATTGATCAAAAAAACGGCGGATCCCATATTAAAATTATACATATTGAGTTCGCCGTCAAAAGTATAATCTTTGTCTGTTATGCCATAAAAAGACAATTGCCTTTGGAAAGTAATTAGAACTGTCTTTTTTAATATTACTAGCTCTTTTCTACACAAACCCCAGGCAATACCAGGGTAGCAGAAAGACTCAAAAATTATAATAACTGACTCTATTTGAGTTTTACCGCTCCGGGCTGATCCGCCATATCCTGCTTCAATAGTATGATCATCTGATATTAATTCACAAATTGCTATCTGCTTAGGTGTCATGTAATACCTGACACCATTATCGTAGGCCCCTATTGGGATTTTATCGAATTCTTTTCTTTTGTATAGCTCGCAGTATATTAAAAACTCGTGTCTATTCACCTGTCAATCTTTTTATAGCCTCCGCCCGTTTTAAAAGCTCTTCAGTAGACAATTTTGAAAAGTCTGTCTCTATTTTGCCCTCAATTGCTATTTCCTGTTTGTCCGCCCACCTTAAGCCCTCTTTTGGGTTTACATGCGCGCGTCTGTTTTTTAGCCAAATGTTTTGCGCCGCAACGCTGGGGGGCAAGTATCTTTCAGTTACCGTGACCACTTCTGAAAGTCCGTCATTTGATAACTCAGTTTTGGTCTCTTTATACATATAACCTAAAGCCAACTCATATGTACGTTTACTCACGTGGGCGTCGGCATCAATACCACCCCTTTTTATGGAGTCGTAAAAATCTGGAAAATCCTTTTGCCACCTATAGATCGTATCTACGTCAACCTCAAAAAACTCGGCAATCTCTTGCTTTGTAGCCCCTAAAAGAGATAATCGATACACTTGCTTACAAAATTTAGGATCGTACAATCTGGGGCGCCCTTTTGTGTTTTTTTCAACGTCCATACTTTTTATAAATTAGTGCAAAAACAAACAAATCTGATACAATAAAAGCCCCGACACAAGCCAAAACAGCCTCAGTACTCAAGTCCTCTGGCATTAAAGCAAACCAAACGGCCAGCCAAAGCCAGGTAAACAATATAAATAAAATTATTTTTCTTTTCATATCTACAAATGTAATATTATTTTATCAAATAAAAAACCCATACTCTAATAAAAAACACACGTAAACAAGATTTTTAATATTGTTTACCTTTATTCACAACTACTTAGCCCACTGCGTAAACAAGATAAACAATACAAAAAAATTATTGTTTACCCTGCACCCTTAGTAAACACAAATAACGATTAGGATTGTAAACAATAAACACAATTTTTTTCTATATAAAGTATATACAGATATCCCATTTATTTTATTTTTTACACTAACACCGTTATATACATATTTATTTTACGATCAACTCTTTTATAATAATTATTGTTTATCTTGTTTACCGTTCTAAAAAGCCCGTAAAACCTGGAAAAATGCGTAAACAATAATTGTTTACTTCTTGTTTACACCGTCCGCTTAACACATAGATTTGCAGCACATTACCGGTAAACAATATTTTTGCGTAAACAAGATAAACAATAAAAAATAGATATTTTTGAAGTAAAAATAAAAAATTAACTTTATTTTTGTAAAGAATTATAGAAAGTTGTATGACAAATTTTAATTGTACTATTGACAATTAAAAAACCTGGTATTAATTAAAACACCAGGCCCCGATCACGTGTAAAGTTTGTTATACTTCTAATTTCAAATATTTTTGTAAAGCATTGCTAACCAGCAATTCTACAGAAATCCGAACCGTCGCCGGTAATCTGGATTTCTTAAAAAACACGTCCGAAGCATGTTTAAAAAGGTAATCCGTGTTTAGTTCATCCCTTTGTTTGAGAATATCAAAACCATCTTTTTGGTATCTAAATCCCGCCGGAGGTTGTTTTCTAGCTTTGCGCTCTGCTTTAAACTCAATTATTGCCGCGCCCAGGCATTGACTGAAGTAGTCAGTTTTAAAAATTCCCTCTGTGTTTGTCGTATTTTTTCTAAATAATAAACATTAAAGCCGTGTTTATTAGGTACAATTCCCATAATAGCCTATTCCGTTTTTACAATTTTTACGATTTCGAAAGATCCGTTTGAACCCTCCACTATCAATTCTTCAGAAGTAATTTCTTTAACTTCATAAAATCTTTTAACCCTGGGTATAAACACCCCGTCGCCTACATTAATATTGTTTATAATTCAATCTCTCTTTTGGTTACTATTCTGTAAACCTGCCTTAATAGTTGGCAGTCATAAACTGAGTTGTGTAATTTTGTTTCATCTACTTCGATGCCCAGCTCACTACAAACCCGTTTTAATTTAAAGCTAGGCATGTCTGCCCGGCGGTTAAGTAAATACTCCGCTGCAAGAGCTGACACGTCCAAAGAAGCTTTCCAAAAGTAAGCGCTAAAGAACTGATCCCCATTTTGTTCAAACCCAGCCCTTAAAAACGTGTCATCAAAATAAATGTTGTTATAACCTACCAAGAAAATTTTATCAGTTTTGGAATATTTATCAACATACCTATTAAATATGTTGATAAATTCCTTGTACGCCAATCCCATTTCCTGATAGGACATAATTTGTTCTTTAGTCGCTCCACTGATCTGGAGCGATTCATCATCGATGATCGCTTTTGGGTTGGGCCTCGCCCGAATATCGAAACTCGCAACTACCTGATCATCTATTTCAATGATCCCGGCTAATTGGTGAATTCCATGTTTACGTACATCAACGCCAGTTGTTTCCAAGTCATAAAATAGTTTAATCATATCTCAATTATAAAACTGTCAAACATTCCCGAATTCCTAACATATTTGGGGATCTCACCCCTTCAAATAAGATCGTCTCTTTATTTACTTCCTGAATTTGATCGTAATTGACAAACTGGCCCTTTGTGTTTATTCCAATAAATCTCAACCGACCCCGGACGAACTCTATTTTCTTCGCGTTGGGTTTTATGACTTCGTGAAACAAAACCGTTGAAGTTGACACCGGCAAAAGCAAAACAGAGTTGCACATATCAAAACTAAATTCCACCGCCCGTTTAACAAAAGCCTCTTTTAAAGGTTGTGAGTATGGTGGGTTTACAAAATTAGACAATCCCCAATTTACGATCAGCCCGTCTCAAAGATCCAAATCGTGATCCCACGGGCAAGGATCAAAATCAAAATGATACTTCTTATTGAGTTTATCAAAGAAGTCCGGGGGCGTTGCCCAATTGTCATGGTTGTCTAGATTTCTATTTTTCATTTAATTGGTATTTATCACAGGTGTAAAAACTTTTAGTGGCTTTTGATAATTTACAATTTTGTGGAATTGATCTACCATTAAAGAACTTACAGGATCCGCAAGTCCTAAAATTAGATTTTTCTAAAGCATTCTCAAGCCATTTGACGTAATCAATCTGATCTAATTCAGGGGTGTCGTCCTTACCGTCCTGTACCAATTCTGCAAAGTTTAGCATCAAAGCGCCAAACTCCTTTTCAACATTTTTGCCCGTGTCTTTTCTGTATTCAAACTGTATATTTTTCATACTAAAATAATTACAATTACTATTAAAGCCAATATGGCAACGCAAAGCCCGATCACCTTTGTTTTAAATTCGCGGGGAGCTTCTAAGGTATGCACAAATTCGTCAAAGTCTTCAGAACTAAGACGTCTTTGTAGTTCATTCGTAATAAGTACATAGGGCACGCTGTGGCCCTCTCGCAATGCCATTTCAGCATTTTGTTTTAATTGTTCTGTAGAAATTTTCATATTTTTAATTTTTGTCAAAGATAATTATTTTTTTCACAAATAACAAATATTTAACATTTATTTTTGTATTTTATTGCATTTTATTACATATCTTTGACAAAATTTATTAACTAAAAAATTTAATTTATGAATGCTTTTATTGAAAAGTTGCTATCTTACAAAAGTAAGATCTTAGGTATTGTTTCAGCTTTGGCGGCGATACTGGTTTTCACAGGTGTGCTAAATCCAGACTCCTGTCTGGAGGCTAAAGTATCCGATCTTTATGAAGGGATCGCCCTTACTTTGACCGCCTTGTCAGGTTTTATCCTGTTGTTTACTAAACCGGCCCCGGCTGCGAAATCTTTAATTGATGTCGTAAACAGGCTAAAGAATTACAAGAGTACGATCATTGGTATTTTTACGGCTCTTGCTACTCTTTTAGTGATCCTGGGCCCACTTAGCCCGGAGCACAAAGAGGGTGTTTTGTTTAATGTGGACAATATCTATGAAGGGATCACATTGGTTGTAGGATCTTTAAATGCTGTTCTACTTATTTTCTCAAAAGATTAACAACCAAAGCCCTGGTCCTCCGCCGGGCAAACTCAAAAACTTTATGGAAAACTTAATTAAATATGCCAACTGGTCATATAAAAGGAGATCGTTTATTAGTGAGTGGGCAACCTTTATAATACTAACCTTGTTTGCAAAGCTTTGCGCAATGGCCTTTAGTATTTTCGCCGGGTTCTTCTTTTTTTACGATGTTTACTCCAATCTTTTTAACAATCGCTTACTAGCCTCCGGGCTTTCAATTACGAACCTACTTCTAATAGAATCCTTAACAGCTATTCTGGTCTCTAAGTTCTTTAAATTTATACTGCACAAAGAATACAAAACCGCTTTTTTCAACCTGTTTTTAGCCCTGGTCGTCTTTACGATGACCTTTGTTTCATCTACTGAAGGCTTAGCCCTTAGGCAAGGAAAAAAAGCAGACCAGACGCAAATAATAAAAAACCAATTCAAAGCAAAAGAATTAGCCCTCAAATTAGAGTATACAAAGGATTGTGATCAAATACAAAAGCAGATACAAATAAACCTACTAAATCCGCTTGGTTGGAAAGGCGCAAAGCAAGATCGTTTAGTGGGATCACAGCTTGCCAAAATAGATCAATACTACAAGGATCTAAAAGCATTGGCAGAAACCTACAAAACTGATAAAAACAGGCTCACTGTTGAATTAAAAAACCAATTGGACATAAATGATCACATGGTCAAAAAAACCTCAAACAAGTATTACAATATCGTGGTTTTCGTAATGCTGATCGTATTCTTTATAAACGGTGTTTTGGTTTATTTTTTCTCCAGGATCCAAAAAGGATCTAACGATATAGATAACATACTAAATGAAGTAGATCGTAAAACGTCCCAATTAGTTGAAAACAGAATATTAAAAGCGGTCGACAAGTATTTTAAAGAACCTGAAAAACCGATCGAAGTGGCACAACAAGGCAATGCCTGTAAACATTGTGGCAAGCCTTTTGAAAAGCGTGGTACGCATCAAAAATTCTGTAGCATTGTTTGCAGGGACCAGTTCTGGAATGTTAAAAAAAGTTAAATTTATTATATTTATTTGGAATTTAAGAAAACTACTTTTATCTTTGTTGGACAAATCTAAAAAAATATGAAAGAACTAGAGATTATTAAAAAATGGAATCCTTGTAAAGAGGGCTCGACCTTTTTACAAAGTTGCGAAACTTTTAAACAAGCCTGGGACACTTGCCCGCGCGGCGATTGGATGCTTTGGGTATCCGAAAAATTAAATGTAAATATAAAATTGCTAACAACGGCTAAAGCGCTTTGTGCTAATACTGTTAGGCATCTTATGCGAGACAAGCGCAGTGTTGCGGCGATAGACGCCGCGATACTTTTTGGGCGGGGTTTGATAAATAGTGAAGAACTGAAACCAGCCGCCGCCGCCGCCGCCGCCGCCGAAAAAGCAAATTGAAACAGCAAACATTTGTAGAACCCTATTAACAAACGAAGTATTTAAAATTCTAGGATATGAAAAAATTTAAAGTAGGTGATCGGGTTAAGATCAGAAAAACGGGCCAGAAATTTACTAAAGGCCAGAAGAAATACGGGGGCTTTATAACTCACATAACAAAACAACTTAGTCCCAACTGCTTTGAACTGGCAGACGTGTATGGCTATATCTTTCACAGATATGCGCTTAAACACTACAAAATTAAATCTAAATTTAGAGTAGGTGACGAAGTACTGGTTCATAATAGTAAGTACTTCACAGGTCTTCAATCTAAAGTTAAACAGGTTTGGTTTTCTGGGTATGTGCTGGAAGCTGAACCGAATGTACTATTTTTCGATGATCAATTAAACACGGTTGTTAACAAGTTGACGCCTGAATTAAAAGAGGCTTTTAAAGCTTACAAAAAACTGATATGTGCAATGCTAAACCACGGGCTTAATAATGTTTCGATTGATCAGATAAGGTCTTTCTATTACGATGAAATGCACGAAGACTGTAAGCCTTTTTATGAGAAACAAAAAGCTCTTTTTGAATTAGCTAAACCCTTAATTTTTTAGATATGGCTTATTGTTCTATTATTTTAGTAATGTTTGCACTCGCTGCAAGGCATAGACTTAGGATTCACAAAATTCAAAAACATGAGAAAATTAAAAAAGCAACGAATGATCACGCGTCACGCGTGTAAAAGAAAACAGTAGTTAACCAGGCGCCCAGAACACCGGGCGCCAAAACAATTAAAAAATGAATGAAGGTTTAGAAATAGCATACAGAAAGTCAATAGGTTTACAAATTAAAATCCAATTGATCCGGATGCATAGAACGCAATATGAAGCGGCGGAGCTCGCGGGCATAACACCAGCCCAGATAGGATCAGTAATAAACGGCCGGTCTGCTTACACCATTGATACTTTAACAAAATTGGTCGCCGCGAATAATTTAAATTTAGAAATAAATTTAGAGATTTTCAATAGATATTAATAAAATGTTATATATTTGTATCAAAATATATAAAATTTTTAACAATGGAAATCATCGTAAATAGAATTAAAGAGAACCGGGCCCGGCTAAACTTAACACAGGACCAGATCGCAAAAGAGATCGGAGTATCTAGGGTTACTTTAGGCAAGATTGAGAATGGATCAAACCCCGGACTTTTAACCGCTTTAAAGTTAGCGGACGCCTTCGAGATAGGCATAAACGAATTGTTTAATTTAAAAACCAAATAAAAATGATCAAAATCAAAATGGAATTAGATCCCACCAACGCGGATCACATGGCAGCCTTGGCCGCTTTTTGTTTAGCTACGAAAAAGGATGTTGCAGATCCAAAAGTTGAAATTCAGGAAATTAAAGAACCTGTAAAAAAACAACACGGAAAAACCAAAGAAGTTGAAACGGTTAAAGAGCCCGTTAAAGAGCCCGTTAAAGAGCCC